TATCATGTCTACGGTTGGTGGAGCTGATGGAAGTGGGGGTAGTAATAGCCTAACCATATCGGAAGGACAATTACCTGCTCATACGCATGACATAGCGCATGACCACGGGCATGTTACGTCAGCAGCAGAGAGTCAGAACCACGTTCATGCAAAAGGGGGCTTGGTATTCGCAGGTAATGCTTTAGCTAACCATAACCATGACACAGCAGTAGCTCCTTGGATAGCCAGTGGCATTCTGAGCACAGGTGGTACGCAGGCTTTAACAGGTAATAACGCAGCTCCGCCTATTACAATGCCTAAGACCAGTTCGGTTTCATCGGGTACACCAGCCGGTACTATTAACGGTAATACGGCAAATGCTAGTGTACAACATACGCATGGTGTAGATCTCCCAGCCTTTACAGGTACCTCAGGCTCAGCCGGAAGTGGTACACCAGCAGAGAACAGACCTAAGTACATAGGTCGTGAAATGTGGGAGAGAACAGCGTGATAAAGTTCACAATACTCCTAGTTGCGGTATCTATTGCTGCTTGTACGTATATAGAGCAAGGTGGGGACAATAACAGACTACTTCTCGACAAGGATCACGGTATTATCGTTGACACAGATGACGACGACGATAACAGCTAAAAACGTCACCACATCGTCTGTAATGATCGTCACCGTGTTTAAATCGATTTGACTGCTACTACTATCAGATTATATTTTAAATTCGGTGACGGATCACACAGACGACCGATCTCGAATGAAACTGGTCAAAAACTAGCCAAAAAAAAGGGCCTAAGCCGAAGCCTAGACCCTTGTGGTAGAGAGATTATAAACCTACTTGAATGTAGGCCGTGAGCGTTCCAATTAGGAATAGTCCTATACTAATCAGTACGATCTTCACTTGACAAATACCTTCCATAGATCTATCGGCCAGAACCATACCTCAAACCAGGAGTGATGCGCTCTAGTGTACAAACTACGACTAGTATGGTAATCCCACCCGCCCCATAGTTTAACACCAGCATACACGCACCCTAGGATTAGGTACACGATTGACCAAGTTCCAAAGCATAATTGCATTATTATTATTCCTTAGTTAGTTAATTTAATCCAAGAGCGTCCTGCTTTCTCCCAGAGTTCACGCGCTTCACAATGTACGTCATATCCTTCTGCAAAGAAGATACGCTGACAGCTCGTATTCAACAACAGCTTGGTACAGGCCATACATGGTGCAGTAGTCGTATAGCAGTCGCTAATCTGATATACGTCACTACACTGTAGCAAAGCATTCTGTTCTGCGTGGATCGCTTCACAGACATCATGACCTACACCAGACGGAAGATCCGCTCCAGCACAAGGGGTGTCTATGCAGTGGTCTCGTCCTTTAGCCACGCCATTATAGCCTGTCGCTATGATGTGATTCCGACCATTGACTAGTACACAACCTACTTGGCGACGACCGCAAGTCGCACGTTTCGCAAGAGTGCGTGCAATATCCATGAACGTCTTTGATATGGTAGGTCTACTCATTTCTTTATCACAATCGGTGAGATCAGATCACGTAGGTCAGGAGCTACCCAGCCTTCGGGCTTAACCACATCAAGTTTGTGCATACGTTTAGAACGCTCATCAAACTCGTCAGTACAGCGCACCTTCTTCATGTTAGCACGATGTACACGTGACCAGCCTTCGCCGAAGGGTAAGCCCATCATCCATGCTGTACCGAGTGCGACATAAACTAGATCGATCAAAGCGTCAAACTGCTCTTCAAGATCATCGGTTTCATACGCTGTAACGAGCTCCTGCATCTCTTCGAATAAGAATCCGATACGAAATCCCATATCTTCCACCGACAGCAAGCCAGGTTGTGGCAGCCTAGGTATTTCAAACTTGCTATGAAAAGCTGCTATATCCAAGAGCATGTCGATATGCTCTAGTTTGCCTTTCATCACACCGTCACGAATTGCTTCGTTGCTATTATCTTCCATCATTATCTCCTTAAACGTTTAGTTTTGCATCAACTGCATCGTGGTGCTTGTAATTATCAAGCCGTACGTTGTGCAGTTCAAAGTTGTCGATACTTATATCACTGTCATACGTGATCTGTGGAGCTTGATAAGGCAATCTGTTTATCATCTCCTTTGCAGCGTCAGTATGGTTCAAGTAAATGTGAGTATCACCTAGTGCCCAATTCAAATGACCAGGTAGATACCCAGTCTCATTAGCCACGATCGTTGTCAGCATCGCATATGATGCAATATCAAATGGTAGGCCAAGTACAAGATCCACTGATCGCATATATACCTGACAGTCCAGGAACTTACCATTCCTTACAAAGAACTGATAGAACATATGACAAGGCGGCAAGCACATTTCATCAAGCTCACCAGGATTCCAGGCCGTAACTACCAACCGTCGATCTGCTGGGTTCATCTTAATGCGGTTAACCACATCACGTAACTGGTCAATACTTATGGCATCCTTCGAAGGATCCGCACGCCAGTCACGCCATTGTACACCATAGATACGACCAGCATCTCGATCGTCTCTGCATTCCTTATTGTCTTGCCAATACTCAGCTTCCACATTGCCATCCCAAATACGACACCCGTCAGCTTGCATAGGACCTATATCACGAATGCCTTTCAACATCCATGATAGCTCGCTCATACACATCTTAAACGCCAGCTTCTTGATTGTCACAGCAGGAAAGCCTGTATTCAAATCAAAATGTAGGTGCTTACCAAATAGTGCTTTGGTTCCAACTCCAGTGCGATCCATACGAACGTCACCGTGTTGTATTACTTCTTTGAGCAGGTTTTGATACTGCTTCATCTCTATCTCCTATGTATTTCTGCTAGAGGCTGTAGCTGGACCCACATGCGGGATCTCTTCATCACCTTCTAACATAGATAGTAACTTGGAATAGCCTGCCAAGTCGACCAGGTTGTCACGCTTGTGACAATTCAATTCACGTGTGATCTTCAATCCTATCATACATAAACACACCTGCGATGGTGTGACGTCATGACCAAGTATTAAAGTCCACATGCGGGACAAGTTTGAGAACGATTGTTTAACGCCCCCGTAGGCCTCACGACGGTCGCCGTTGAGGATCTCAGCAGCTTCCGCAAGGATGTCTTGTGTGTCTGTCATAGTGTAAATCTCCTGTTGATTAATATATAATTATAACGTCATCGAACTTCATTAGATGCAATTATGTTTCTAGTAATTTCAAGCGCTCTAGTAACGCCTCTTGCCTTCCAAATTTCGTATGCAGCATGTCGTAGCAGTACATATCCTTTGACCCGGAGAATGCCGCCAGTAGATAGTGCACGTATACAGGTTCCGTAATAGCTCCACGATGCAATCGCTTTATCGCTTGCCACCAGATTTCCGCGTCAGGAGTAATGTCAAACCATATAATAACGTTACCACCAGACTGAAGATTAAGACCATGGCCCATGCTAGCAGGATGGCCGTAAGCAACCTCAATGAGTCCAGCTTTCCAGTCACGTATATTCTTCGCACTCTTTAACTCCTTAGCTTTTGGATATAGCTTCTTGATCACATCACGTGATGGTAGTATACAATACAGGATCAGTACATTCGCTTCCGCTTCTTGTATGATGGACTGCAGCTGTGCCTGCTTATGGCTGTGAATTGGGTGCCACTCCCGTCCTGACGAAGGATCACCTGGGTCTGTATACTTATAGATACCACCTGAGCAGATTTGCAACTGTTTAAAGAGTGACACTCCAGAGTTAGCCGCGATAAAATCTTCATCGCCAAGCGTGATAACAAGGTCCTTCGCCATCTGTTTGTGTAGCCCTTCAGCTTTCTTACCAATATTAACATAGTGTGGTACCTCTATAAGTGGTGGCATGTCTGCATACTCATCTGTTGCGGGTTGTAATATATAGGGAGCTATCTTACGCTCTATCTTTGCTTCAAATCCTGGGAAAGCCAGGTACTCAAACTTCTTGAACGGCTTCGTGTAGAAGTACGTATCTCTGTACGTAGCGAAGCTGTCTGTATTGAACACGTCATGTCCACCTACGATCCACAGCTGACTGAACAACTGTAGATAGTGCTTAGGCAAGATCGTACCAGTCATACAGACTTTTTGTTCGAGCTTCCAGTAACGCTTAAGGATTCTACGTATCGACTTAAATCTAGAAGAGGTCGCACTCTTATACTTCGTTGACTCGTCGATAACGATCTGTCTCGCACGACGCAAGACGCCTCTCTGATTATCTTCGATCTTAATGAGCATTTCAGGCGTCGTGAGCAACACATCCAGTTCGCTATTTGCAAAAGCTTCGCACGCGGCCTCGAAGGTTGTGCCATGACCATGGCCGTACTCCAGAGCACCGGTACGTTCGAGTTCATCAGTCCACGCATCGTATATAACCAGTGACGGCGCCACAATGATCGCAGCAACCTTTTTACGTGGTGTAAGTTCCAGCCAACGTACAATCGCATAAGTTTTTCCTGCCCCTGGCCGACAAGCCAGCATAAGTGAATGACCTTGCCGCAGTTTAGTTATGCCACGGATCTGCCATCGATAAGGTTTCATTCTGGTTCAAGTAAGCTAAGCACAGCATCTATTTCAGCTTCATCATCCAGGATAGATACCCACTGCCCTTTGTTTGACAAGTAGTTGTGCTGAGCAGTCTGTGCAGGTCTAGCGGGTAAACCTTTACGTTTGACTTCCACGTGTATGCACTCACGCTTGCTATTGATTATCAACTGGTCTGGGTTGTTACGCTGTCCTGGTATCTGATCCAGCTTATAACAGATGTAGCCACGCGACTTTGCACGCTTAACAAGTGCTGCTTCAACTTTTGCTTCGAGTTTGCTCATAGTGGATACTCCGCTCTAAGGCAAGCAGAACAACGAACAGGCTCATCGTCTAATATTTCAAGTTCATATTTAAACAGCTTACATGTTGGTTTTTTTCCATCTCGCTGTTCCATCATATGACATATGCCACACGAGTCATCAAACGTATTGCCCGTGTTTAACTCAACAAGTATTTTTATTATCATTTTCTATATCTATCCCCGACCCAACCTTCTGCATCTAGCGGCAGGGTCTTACACCAGCTAGGAGCCTTAGACATGATTGCCTGTAACAGTTTTAATGCACGCTTACCAGATGAAGCTTTCACTTCAGCCCCAGTCTCATCATGCACATGAATAAATAGTGGTAAGCCAGATCGTTCCGCAGTTAGCATCTTCTCACACAGTAACTCTCGCGCAGTTGCCTGTGTGACATTTTCCACCAACTTACCACCATATGTGGACGTCCATTCAAATCTATAAGTCGTAGCGTTCATGCTCTTATAGAAGATGGACTCAATTTCTTTTGTCTTGTCCCAAGGTGCAGGTATCCTTTTCAGGTATGCAAACGGATAGAACAAGTACTTGCCATTCGGCAATTCGATTCTCAGTGCTTTAAATGGTGTCTGAACTGTTCTAATAGAGAGCATACCACAATGCTCTTCCCTTCCTGTTTTAAGTGCTCTGATGCAGGTGTTGTTGAGTCCATACCAGAAGCTCTTAATATTGGGGTGCTTCTCTCTATAAGACTTAATAGCTTTTTCTGCAAGAGCCTGTGAGATTTCGATTCCCCAGCTTTCGCATGTAGCCTTAAACGTATTTGCAGACATCGAATATCCCGCTCCAAGTATAATCGCCTTTCCAAGGGCCCGCTGATCTTTCGTAACGTCCTTAGCAGGGATCGCGTACACATATGCTGCCATCGATACATATTGATCTTCTCCTTTTCTAAATGCACTTAGTGCTGTTAACTCATTTGCTAGCCAGGCCAGTACACGTGCTTCAATGCCACTGAAGTCCATCACTGCGAATACATAACCTATCTTGGCACGTAACCCTGATCTAATCAATGATGCGAACACCGTCATGATGTCGCTTATCTTGGCTAACCGTAAATACTTATCACGCAGAGAGCCTTTGCCTTTCAAGATTGCGATCGCTTTTACAATCTCATCCATGCTCAGCTTCGGTCTTGGCAAGTTATGTGGCTGTACCAAGGATCCGCTAAACCGTCCAGTAGTCGCACTGTGATACATGAACATACCACGAATGCGATCATCTATCATGGCTGCATGTAGCATCGCTTCAAACTTCGCCGTAGAACTGCGGGCACCTTGCAATCTGAGTTCAGCAATTTGCCTGCACACTGGATCATCAAACTCATCGAGTACACTCTCAAGGTAGTCGCGTGCCAAGCTAGGTACGCCAATGAAGTTACTGATACGCGCTGTCTGTGTCGTCTTTGTGATTTCACCATTAGATAATTCTGTGATTTTTTCATTACATGCCTCCAGGTGCAAGTCTTTAATGTTTATGATAGTCTTCGCCATGTCAACGTCGACTGGCGTACCACGCCGATTCAAGCGTACGTTCATTTCCCAAATAGCTTGCTCTTCAGGAGGTAGCTCTCCAAGTAGGTCACCGATCCAGCGCTCAGCTTCTACGTCACGATAGCAGTACGCATACAGCTTTGCAAAGTCTTCGGGTTTAGTCTCAGGTGTCCAGCGTAAGTCAGGGTTTGCAGCTGATGGCTTTCTAGGCCGTGATAGTTTCAGCATGATCCTGTGACCTAGTTCATCCTTTGGATACGGTGATTCTAATGCTTGTGCACAGCCGTCAAGAGATCCAGGTAATGCGTAGTATCTGCTTACCGCTGCTGTGTCACTCCAATACGTTTCGTCAGGAGGCGCAGGCCAACCCATCTTCTTGTGAAGTACATGATACCAGACAACCATCTCAAATTCAGCATTGAATGCTTTCCATTTGTATCGCTCAGGATGTTCAAAGCACTTAGGCATGGCATCACCAGGCAGCCATCGTTTAGGCTTCTTCATAAGTGTGGTCTGATAGTAGAAGCACAATATTTCAGTGCTAGGATCTGATGCGTATCTGTGAGCACCAGCTTTCTTAATGTCTATGACACTGAAGGTTTCAAAGTCAAGGTTGTTGTTCATGCTTTTAGTCCTGTCTTATATAAGATATTATTTCTGATCTTTTTTCTAACAGGATAATGATTACCCTTCTCAGCAGCTTTATCAGCGGCTGCTTGGTCTGACATCTTATCACGCACTATCGCATGACGTACTATGTCATAATTCACATCAAAGAACCGTGCAGTGTCAACTATAGACAGATAATACTGCTGTCCTTTATACGTAAAGTTCAAATATGTTTGGTCATCGCCTTTAGACGTTTTCTTCATGTTCTTCTCCAAATAAAAGGGCCCATTGCGACAGTCAGGAGGGCGAGCCCTGAGGAGAACTGGGAATGGTAATACCCATCTGTCTAAAACTGGTGGTCTATGCGACGACGGCGACCAACCCGTGAGATAGAGTGGAAATGAGTACACTCTCGCCTATGTTTCCTTACTCGAAGTCTTCTTCGTTGTACTCGACTTCATAACCTTCTTCATCCACATAACACATGACGCCGTCTTCGTTTTCATAAACTTCGACACCTTCATCTGCTTCTTCTTCTTCTGCTTCAGGGTCAGCATCTTCTTCAACTTCTTCTTCTGCTTCAGGGTCAGCATCTTCACCACCTTCGTACTCTTCGTACTCAGCTTCTTCAGCATCACCGAACTCATCAGACGCTTTACGACCTGCACCAGTCAGAGGTTCGCCATCAGTCAGGAACTGTACATTGTTCAAGCTGAAGCTTATGCCCTTGTTACCATTGAAGTCATATGCAAATGCTGAGATAGATGCACGACATACTGCACCAGGATAGATCATACTAGGATCGATCACATCCTGTAGCGACGCATCAACTACGCCAGGTTTAAACACTGACTTGGCCTGGACAACTAAACAGTTCGCAGTACCTTCGTACTCATGGTAGTTATCAGTGACATCATCACCATCGCGGATAGGCATACGAATGCCAGCCACTTTACCTTTGTACTCATCATGTACGACCTGATCGATAGCACCCTGGATAAGCTCCATGTCAGTGCTGTCTTTGTCAAAGTACATAGTACAACTGTACTCATCACCGCCGCGATCATTCTGCTTCGGTTTAAACAAGCTAGGGAATGCAATTACAAACGACGGGGTTATAATCCGTGTTTCCATTTCCACATGCTTCTTGGTGGCAGCTTTCTTAGCAGGAGCTTTCTTAGCAGGAGCTTTCTTCACTGCAACTTTCTTCTTCACTGCAACTTTCTTCTTAGGTGCAACTTTCTTCTTTACTGCTTTTTTCTTAATAGCCATGTTTATATATCTCCTCGATATACTAAGTTAAAACGTCCTTGTTAGATGTGTCCTTCAATTAACCGCGTGGATCAGGAACGTCGTAACCTTCCTTACGCAGTACATTGCGGTAGTAGCCAATTGACTTGTACGTGATATTGCTATCAGGATACTCAACACGAACCGCGTCGACGATGTCGTCAGTACTCATGCCACGCATGATGCAGTTCTTAGCACAGTTACCGATGTTCTTTTTCTCACGGTACGGTTCGTATAGATACTTGCCGCCTTTACTTACTGGTTTTTTCTTGACTGGTGCTTTCTTCTTCACCAGCTTCTTAACTGGCGCTTTCTTTACCAGCTTCTTAACTGGCGCTTTCTTTACCAGCTTTTTCTTGACAACTTTCTTTTTTACCAACTTCTTCTTTGCTAAAGCCATGATGGCCTCCTATTGATTGAATGAATAAATATGAACTCTATCGTGAATTCATAAATATATATTAACGTCCTTGTTCTCAGATGTAAACAGTTATTTTGCTATTTATCTGCAAACTCAGATTTAGCAGGATTATATGCAATCCGACCGTCATCCTCTGATACAACTTTAACTCCTCCAGGGTTATTCACGATGTACTCAGCTATAAGATCCGCTGGCTTTTCATCATAATATGTTTTCAGAACTGCGGTCATGTCACCGATACCACATGGCTTCTCTGTATATACTTCATCATGTGGTAGATCCAGATCTTTAACCAGCCTGGCGAATGACTTGTCATCCTTCCACGCTCGTCGTCCTGATGTTTGAATAAGCTTCAGCCCTTTGATAGGCTTGCCTTTATTCAGTTTAGATTTAGCTTCAGCTTCAACCTCACCGAGCCAGTTCCGAATAGAGTCAGCGTGTTCGATAACCAAAGCTATCTGCTTGTTAGTCATCGTTGATGGTACCATCGGTGCGAACTCTTCATCGGCAAACTCTGCACCAGCCAATTCCTGTATCTGCTTTGCTTTGGTATCACAACCAGAAGCCAGTGGACAGAACGTGCACCAGTCACCGGCTTTCTTTATGATCTTCTTGTTGGCTTCAGACATGACATGCGTTGCTGATACGCCTATCTCATTAATCTCACGTGCTGGAGCAATCCATTCACGTATTGGTCCGTCTTTATGTGCCGCTCTTGGCTGTATGATAACCAGACGCACATCAGATTTGATACCAAGATCATCGATGACACCTTTCGCATACAGAAGCATTTGTTTGTTCTTCACTACTTCGACTAGCTTACGACCGTACTTGAAATCCACGACCGTAGGTATCTGTTTGTCTTCCGTATGAAAGCACATGAAGTCTGATGACCCGAAGCAAGACCAGTGCTGCGGTACTGTTCCAGGTACAAGATGATTTAGATCGATCTTGCCTTCAACTTCAAACCCGACATCATCACCATACTCTTCGTACATAGCTTCGACTGCTTCTGTGTATATCTCAACACCTGCACGCATCTCATCGTCAGGTATGTCAGCAAGTTCGATGCTACCGAGTAGTACTTGTTCACCGTATGAGTGAGCTTTAGTACCTTCCATTGCTGCACCGCTTGACTTACTTTGTGGCAGGTTCTCTGACTCTATCACTGATGCAGGACAGTTCAACCATCGGTTAGCAGACGACGGTGACCACATAGCATGTACGCCACCCGATTCATCGATACGTTCTACTTTTCTGACAGCAGGCTTTGTTGCTATCTTGCTGCTTACTTTCTTAACTCCCATATTGTCCTCCTAAGGGATTGCTTGATCGCCAGGATTCAGAAGCTTGAGTGCATCTGAAGCATAGCTAGGATAATCACTTACAGATAATTCCGCAAGTGTACAACTATTATAACGCCCGAGTATCCTAGATGTAAACTGTTTACCTCTAGTATCGATCAGCGCTTCAGTTAATTCTCTGAGCTCGTAAAGTGACCAGTGCTGCTGTCCTGACAAGCGGGCTCTAGCGTTCCGATCTTTAACAATTTTCGGTTCAAAGCCTTCAGGTATTTGTAAGTCACCCAGGATTGGGTTAGTCTGTGTTTCAATATACAGTTTGATAAGCTCTTGCATTGAATCATTAAGCAAGAGTATACTGCGCTCCAGGCTTTCCAGCCTATCTTCAGTTGACATGGTCCTGTCTCCTAATTATTCGTCACGAAAGTCAGCGTGTGCGTCGTTGATCAATCCTAACTTAGTTAAGTCTTTCTTTATACCGTTAAATGTTCGCATGATACTAGCCTTTCTAAACTGTGAGGCCGTATGTTCAAATTCTTTCTGTGCATCAGGATCAAAGAAGTATAGTTTCTTTTTAATACTACGCCCGTTAATCACCATGTTATATGCTTTTATAAAGTTAGGCATCTTCCTTATATTACGCATCAGTCCAGGTATCTCACGGTGTACTTCCACCATATCCATGCCATTCTCTAATGCAGCAAGCTTGGCCAGTTCGATAAGCATACTCTCTGTATACGCTAACGGTTGTATTTCATTATATTCTGGTATTGCATACAATAAGTTAGCAGCCAGGCTTCGTGATGTCTCCATCATGATTTCTTTAGCTGTCGACTCCGGTGGTGCTGCGAACACATTCACATTTGATATGTCACGCTTTAGTAATACTTCACGTATACCGCCCAGATATGATTCGTTACGAGCTAGCTTATTCAACTTCGTAAAGTAAGCACCCTGGTTTTTCATATCGATGTGCTTCGGCATGTATACAAAGAATCGTCTGTCAGTAGGATCTATCGGCAACGCATCCAACGCATTCGCCATGAAGAACATCCTAAAGTACATGGGTTCATTCTCCAGCTTAGGCATACCTTTCTGGTTGATCGTCTTCGTGGTACATGTCAACGCATCTTTGAGTTGGTTCTTCACACGGTTGTTAGGCTTCTCAGTTTCTTCAACCCCAATGTATAGCTTTCTGTAGAAGTGCTCATTGAATCCTGCGTCGAACAGTTCAAGGGGTGTTGCTACTGTCGCCAGGCTTTGTTTGTTAGGCCAGCCATTCAACATGTTACTGATGAACGTGTGTAACGTACCACGCCCAGATCCCTGCACAGGATAAATATGCACAGGTGCTGTAGGTGGCTTTTCCCATGGTCTCTGCACTAGGTGTGCTAGCCAGTCCATCATCCAGTTATAGGCATATTCATCTGGGAATAGTCTGTGTACCAATCCAAGGAATTCATCTACATTCTCAGTAGTATTGCTAACCACTGGAAACCCTTCGAAGCTATTCAGTACTTGATGTCCTGCTTCTATATAAAGTTTACCTGCTAACTCATCACGTGGCATCCATACGATCTTCTTAACAACTATGCCTTCGCAGATACCTTCTTCAGGTATTGCATACTGCCAGGCTTCGATACCAGTGAGGTCTTGCTTTTTGTACATACCTGGTCTGTCTGACACATGTGGGTTCTTCACAGTGTATCGCATACGTACATACTCGTTAGACAAATAATGCTTAGACGATCTATCATATATCTTACTGACTGAATCGACCATCACCAGGTTAGCTTTCAGATCAAATAATGAGTATAGTTGCTTTCCCTTTTTAAGCACGGGATCTGGCATCGCCAGTACTTCAAGCTTTCCCGGCACTACCTCGTCTTTGAAATCCGATACCGCATCATCATGCTGGCATTCCTGTAAGGCTACTGGATCCAGGATCTCCTGGACTTGTAACTCACCAACGAAGTCACGCCATCGTCGTCGGTCACACGAAGCGTGCATACATTTAAAAGCAGGCATACCATTCTCAGCCTGGAAGATACTTGTCGAGCTGTCACAACTGTGTGATGAGTGCTCACCTTCCCACGGACATATAATGTGTATCATGCGGTCTGTGCGTTCACGAACCATGCCAGCTTCTTCAACTGCACTCTCTACAGTCATGAATAGCTTCTTCTGAAAGTCTGATGCTTCTGTATACGAAAACTTTGCATACTCTTCATCCTGTACATCGAACCCGTAGATCAGTTCTTGCCAGTCAAGCTTAGTACCTGACTTCATAAATACACGCTTTGCTTTGTACCCCAATTTAGGTGGCACAAAATCAGGATCCGCAGTATATACGATCTGTCCTACACGATACAATGCAGGATCTACCATCAGGTATGAGTATCTCTTTTTAAGTTCATTCAGGAATAAACCAATCTCACGAGTGGGGACTGGGTCTTTCAATTCAAACGATAGTCGCATTCGTGGACCAACGCCTTCTGGGTTGCCGTAGCCAGCTGTCAAGTGGACTAACGCACCAAGTTCTATATCTGCAAGAGCTGTGAACTCTGATGCCAGCATGTCGTACGTCTGCTGTATGGTTTCTTTTACTGGTATTCCTGGTTCCCAGCCCGCTATGATAGGGCCGTCAATATCCAGTGTGAGGAATCTTATATTATGTGCCGCATCAATGTGATGCTTGTCACGCTGTCCGATAGTACCTGGCTTCCAGGACTTCTTAGGCATTCCAAATATAATACAACTATGAGGTTTCTTCTGTAGCCATACCAGGAGCTGTCTGTATGCTTCAAGATCTGGTATGTGATAAAATTCGTAAGTGTAGTGCTTACCAATATATGATTTGTCTTTGTTCCATACACCACTCTTTATGATATATTACTTATTGAGCCGTGCTTTGTCTGTCGTGAGTATACACAACAGTGGTTCTTCTGGGTATTCATTTCTTTTGCATGGAATCACGCTATTATCCTCTCTATGTTATACCTCTAGAGCCTAAGAAGCCCAGGCTTTGCAGCCCAGGCCAAACACTAGGAGGTTAATTACATCACCGCCGTCGCAATGATTCAGATATTATAAACTGTTCAATTTCAAATGTAAACACCGTAAACTACATCCGAATATTCTGAAACTGTTACATAAAACTTTCAAATCCGTTACGACTAATTATCCCGGGTTCATCCATGTACATGAAGTCCGCCTTGTAAGACTCTTTATTATACCTGAATGTTGCCTCAAATCCATCGTCCCGTTCGTAAAAGAATCCAGTAACTTCCAGCTGTATACACATATCTTTAAACGCCGATCTCTCATCATCGCCAGGATCGAACCAGTACATGACCTTCTTACTGTCTTGTGATTCAACACGTATTATTACTGCACTCATTACTCTTCTCCAAAACCGAAAGGGGCTATCACTGCTTCTTCAAATACTAGACATCGTGCACTTACCGACTTCGTCTTGAACTCACCAGTAGCAACGTTTACCAGCACCTGGCACTTATCATGCATCACACGTCGACCGACAATATATAGGTTGTCATCTGAAGTGCCATCATTGTTGCATAGCTTAATCAGTTTACCACCTTTATATAAGTGATACAACTTGATCGCTCCTTCAGGGTATGTCATACTTATCTTCATATCGTAACTCCTTCAGTTTTATCAAACACACGTACCATTGGTGGCTTAGCCAGCTTCGCGTACATGATCAATGCGTCACGCATCTCATCGTAACATACGTCTTGCCGATCTATACGACCGTTGTCCATCTGTACTTCAAGTATGAACTCATGATCCATCATCGCTGACGGCTGCAACCCCAGTAGCTTATCGATCTTCTCTTGATTAACCATCACTGTCTCCAGAGTTTGCATTGTATATCACACAGTACTTAGCACACGCGTTATACAGATCAAGACCTGCTTTCATGTCTTCAGCTACCATAGTCTCGTTGACATCAGCAGATACTGTACTGTAACTACGCTTGTAATTTATCATCGGTGATACACCTAACGCCTCAAATGCGTCGTTAAACGCACTGATCACGCTTATGATCTCATTGACTTTGATTAGCATCTCTTGCCGAGCTGTCTGTACGTTACTGAGTTCAGACTGTGACCCAGGTGTCATCGTTAAAGCTTGTACTAACATCTTAGCCAGTATCTCACCACGTTGTTCTGGGTATTTCTTTAGAACCCCAATGACTTCTTCATGTTTGCCTGTGGCTGCAAGCATGATAAGTTTTTCTTCTCTGATTATCTGTTCAACATTCATTACTTTTCTCCTGTGCGGTCTGCACAATAGTCTATTATTACTTTAAAGTCTGACTCTTCATGTGATAGTACCATCGCATACTGAGCCTCATCTTCTTCTATTTCATCTTCACCGTAACCGATACCTTCATCAACACAGTTCTCTGCCATCAGCTGACGTGCGTAATCCAGGGCTGGACTAAATCCACTAAATGCCCCAATGCACGACAGCTCGGCATATCTATCTTGACTAGATGTCATTACAATAAATACAACCTTACTGTCGCCAAAGTTCATCGCATCACTGGTATCGTTGGCATATCTTTCAGTGATGTTCCAATAGCACCACCATCGTTACCTTCATCATCAGACATAGGTACTAACTGTTGACCATCACTTAATACAATCATGATCGGTCTGCTATTCCACCCCGATGCTTTTGTTTCTTTAGCGGTCAGATACCGTACTTCATCGATCTTCTTACCGACCAGGTTTTTACTGATCTTGTCAGTCCACTTCTTTTCATTAACGCTAACTGTTGTCATTGCCGTCTCTCCAAGCCATTATAGTGTGCATACATACATTTTCAAAGTGCATCGTATCTTCAGGACTCAGATCACCTGATCCAATCTCTGTGTAGCTACTTGCCACTGTTGACCAGAATACCTGCATTGCCTTTTCGCATATACGTTCAGCTCTTGCATACGCCGCTTCTTCTGGTGTTTCAAATGTACCGCAGTCCTTCATGAATTCATAAAGCTTCACTTCCAGATCGTTATAGTCACCGCGTAACCAGTCAAAGTTTTCCAATGTCAACTGATACATTTCAATCTCATTGGGTTTGTCTACATCCTTCGGACACGTCCATACTGGTACAATCTCAATGTATCCCCAGAAGTTACTAGGTGTACCGTACACGAACGCTTCCTCACTTTGTACATCCCAGTCAGCTAACTGTGGACATGTTCCATGATTCACACGCCGTCTTGACTCTCTAAATTTCTGTATTGTTACAGTCATTACTTTTCTCCGTCTAGTTTAATTGCGATCACTCTTACAAACGAATTGTGACCAGGTTTATCATTATCACCGTGGATGTCAATGACACTCACGCCAAACACTGCTGTCATTCTTAGCTCTGCATAGTAGTCAGGACCTTCAACATTCTCATCCAGGACATCATAAAGTGCACCTTCATCAAGTTCTGGTAGATCAGCTTCTACGTCACCGTATACAATGCTACTCGTATCTATCAATCCATTAGCATCACCTCTACGCAATGCTGATGTCATTAACTCATCCATATGATTATCAATATTGTCATTCCAATATCGAAGCACTTCCTTAGTGATCCGCTTAAGATCAGGTTTTTCATAATCCCCGATCTCTGCTTCTTCAATTACATCAATGGCAACACTCAATATGCCTCTTTTAAAGTCATCTGCTGAACTGTCACGTATATTTACTATCGGACTGTCCAAATGCACATATCCATCGCCTTGCATATGTAGTATCTCAAGTTTATATTGCATTATATACCTCTATTCTGCTTACTATGTATACTGTACCACAACACTTATACCGCAGTCTTAGTACATCATTTATCGGATCCCATACCATTGTTGTAGCTCTCTGTACTTCCAGATCTGTATCATGTGGGGCATTCAAACATTGTATAAGCTCAAACATATACTCAATCGACGCATCCAATGTGTTGCATACTGCATGTACCTGCATTGTTATTGCATCCTCATCGACCTCATCAGCCGTTGGATATTCATACGAGCTACACACGTAATGATATACAGGTGCACCTAACATACCATCTCTTGGTACTCGCCGCTTAGCGTTAGCACATTCACGACAGGCATTCTGTAGGCCATCAATCGCATTTACATTCTTATTGAAGTGTACCACGTCTTTATTGACCAGGCATTCACTGCACGTTTTGTTCATTCGTCTTCTCCTCTAATTCCGACAGCTTTATCCAGCCGCCATTATAGTTTATGTAATCAAACACAAACGCAATATTCCTGGAGGTATCAATCTCTTCGACAAATACCTCCAGGCCGTCACACATTACTGTGTCACCTTCTTTTATCATGCAGCTGTGTAACAGTTCAAGCCAAGCTTGATTTCTTCATGACCAGGTACTGATATGTTACCACCAGACGTAGCAATCACACGTGACTTCTCAGACTTAGACAGTCCAAACTCTTTAGTGATGTCAATCGTGATAACCATTTTCTTACCAGTTACTTTAATGTCAATGTTCTTCATTTGTATCTCCGAATATTATTAGCTGTTTCATGCTTTAGCAATCCTCAGTGACAGTACACACTGCCATACAGCGCCATCCTTGGCTATGTTCTCATTTAAACAAGGCACTCATTATTATAACTGTAAATATACCAGCAGTCCAACATGCGCCTACGCCCCAACCGAATAGCTTTTCGTATAACATTACAAGTCCAAATGCAACCCCTGCATTTAACAAATATATAAACGAATTACATCCTAAACTAGAATCGCAACTATTCCCGCGAGCTATCACATCTGTACTTATTGTCATTAATATTATAAGCCACTTCATTCTTTTGCTCCTATTAATGTGATCTCTGTACCTTTATTAAACCGTACACGCACAGTCTCATCAGTTATATCACGTATACTGATCATCCGTCCGTTCCATTCATGATCTTTCTGATAGACTCTAAATGGCTGTCCGTGTTTCCATGCAGCGTATACATACTCACTCGACGAGTAATCCCGTCCAAATGCGGGGTTCAGCGTAATCATATTACTCATTGATCTGTCCTCGTGGTCATGTTTGTAGTCATTCACGCAACTGTCATACTCGTTAAACATTCTAGTAGTTTCTTCTTAACATCGCTGCTTTATTATAACATTCTGTTCTCTTAGCTAAACATTCTATCGGGTCATTACATATCACCCCGTTCCTCCAGAACCCTCTTCCAGCTTTCAATTTGTCCCCGAAGTCATCAAATGACTTTGCTAGTGATCTTTCATACTTTCTTTGTTTCTGTTCAGTTGTTGATAACTTGTTCATATTGTTCTCTCTTGAGTGATTGACATCCTTGTCAGTTAGTGTTATTGTTTAGATGTATTCTACTGAAGTCAGTGGATGAGTCTTACAGTACTTATTGACAGAGTCTGATAGTAATGCAAGAGAAGTAGTTTCGTCTAGATTGAAGTGTTCGTGACAGCTACTGATGACGAAGGATTCGTGAAGTGGACGTTCACGGTCAGCATGAAACTGAACAGCATCATCTAGGAAGATGGTAGCTTTAGCAACTTGATCACGTGAGATACGTTGTTTTGTATTGTCTGTGAGAATGTTTACTACGTTTGACATACGGGTGTTATCTGACATATTGTTCTCTCTTGATAGTTTGAAGGTAATGGAAGTACTGAATAAACTGTACTTTCATTAAATATATTATAACATCATCGAGTTTCTGTAGATACAAATATCTCTCTAGTTTTAAGCATATTTCTCTAGCATTCTACGTCCGGATTGGATGTATCCTCTGGTTGATTATTGACCAGTGTTTGCAGTACTAAATAGTGTTGGTCCGATACTACTTTGACTGAAACTGGCAATGCTATATTACGCTATTGATACATACATTTGATTGTCGATGCGAGTAGCTAGAGGATAAAGTATTGAACGTGATACTAATAGTATTTGGTGAAAGTTCTAAAACACTATGCGTAACTGATTGATTTTAAACGTAAATAAGGATGAAATAGTATTATAGTATTGATTTATATGTAGTTGATAAATATAGATATAGATATATGAGGATATGAGGGATTTATATATATATAAATGAAACTGAAAACTAACGTTTTGGATACTACTCTGGTCTGATTGGTTGATATTCGACCACTTTCACAAATACGTCGACCTTCCCAGCCACCATCCGAGCGAGCCACCGAACCCTCTACCTAATACTCGTATATATGCAAGGCCTTAGACCCCCGTCAATCCTCCTCTCGACAATCCGATTTAGCTTGATTGGTGGCTGGCTTGGATAAACTGGGCAAAAAGAAAGCTAGAGAGCTCATGTCAGACTCTCTAGCTTACTTATACACGCAAGATACTAAGCTATTTCAAACTCTTTCTTAATATCTTCTTTCTTCATAGCAAACTTCCCTGTTTTCTCAAGATCGTTAATGTACCAACGCAAGCATCTTGCATTAGTCTTACTACCAAGCTTCTTGTTTGCTTCAGTAGCAAGTACTTCAAGATCAATCTCTTGCTCTTCAACGTAAGCTTTCATGATTGCTTTCTTGCAGTAACTTCCAACCCCTGTTCCTTTACGACCATTCTTTACTAATAACTTCATATTGTTCTCCAATAATCAAGTGAAGCTCAAATTTGGATAACTTGATAATACTCACACTCAATATAAATATTATACACTCAATTGAGTCAAATGTAAACAAATATCTTTCAAGTATTTCTCCAGTCGTGCGTGATTGCTGGCTTGGAGTGGTTTGGTGGCTGGGTGGGACCAACCCCCGACCCTCCCTTTTCTTTTACCCCCCGTCAACCCAGCAAGCAGGCATAAAAAAAACGGACATCCTTGTCCGTTCACGCTAGAAGTCTATCGCTTTACCAATCCAGATACCTAGCAGTGCAGCTGGGATACTAGCAAGCACAGTTGTTACAATCCAAAAGTATACATTTTCTAATAGTTTCATGTTGTTCTCCAAGTTAATAATAGTGAGACATCCTTGTCTCTTCAAGTTCTACTTGAACATATCATTCTTTCTCATATCTGATATGTACCAACTTACACACTTGGCATTTGTTTTACTTCCAAGTTTCTCATTTGCTTCTTTAGCAAGTTGGTCAATATCAATCTCAACTTCATTTTCATAACATTCCATTATTCTCTTTTTGATATAATCACCAACTCCAGTTCGTTTAGAACCATTCTTAATAATCAATTTAGACATGATATTATCTTCTCAATCAAACTATCAAAATAAACTTAAATGTTTATTTATTTATTTGATGAGTATATTATATAATGATTATATTGAATTGATAGCACCCACAAGTGGGAGTATTACTAAAACAGAATGGGTGTATTATCATACCCACATGTGGGTGTATCTTTAATGGTGTGCATCCATTTGTGGGTGTGGTTGTTTGGACCATAGGGAGGGAAACCCCGACCCACCCTTAATACATAACTAGGCACCCGGGGCCCTCCTTATAGCCTCTTCAGATTACAGAATAGGCCTTCCCACACAGTTTTTGTAAAGTTCCATGGGTCCTCATGTTAAGGACAATCTAAACCCTCCATATAATATAATATATATGTAGATACACCAGAATATAGGTATATCGCTACATTCCAATAAGGCCGTCTGTATCGCACTGTGTACATTTGCTGCCAAATCGGCGTATAATCGACCAATACCAGTATAAACAACCACCAGGACCACATATGTCACGCACCAAAGCAGATCGGGAGCAGTATATTGACCTATACGATAAGTATAGCGCAATGTACGCAGATCCTATCAAAGTGATGTTCGAGATCATGTCAGCAAAGGTCGTAGAGCCAGGCGTACGCCGCGCGGCAGCAGCTGATCTCATCGGATACCGCTTCCCTAAGACCAAGGCCATCGACATCAACGCAACCCTCAACGCACAGGCCACATTCTCGTTCCAGATGATAGCACACGAATCCGCTGCTATCCCCATAGAAGCTAAACCACCCAACCTCATAGAGAATGTAGTAGAGCCCCTGGTTACAGACTTCATACCAGCGGAGGTTGAATTCGCATGAACAATGTAGCACGCCAGGCGGTCAACGCCATAATATATAGAGCAACGAAAACTGCCACACAGTTTCACGCTAGCGATGCTTTCGTACGCCTCCTGATCGGGCCGATTGGATCCGGCAAGTCAGTAGCCTGCGTGATGGAAATACTAGCACGTGCCCAGGCCCAGGAACCTAACCTGGAACGCGTACGCAAGACACGCTTTGCCATCATACGTAACTCATACCGTGAATTACAAGATACCACCATCCAAACATTCTTCGACTGGATCCCACGTGACATGGGCGAATACCGTGTCACCGACATGCTGTACACCATAGAGAAGCAACTCCCTGACGGTACTACCATGCACTGTGAGGTCATGTTCCGTGCCCTGGACAGGCCTGACGACGTGAAGAAACTATTATCGTTAGAATTGACAGGAGCCTTTATAAATGAGAGCAGACACATACCTCGTCCAATTTTTGACATGCTCATGGGTCGTGTTGGTCGTTACCCTTCTAAGCGCGAAGGCGGACCTTCGTGGTATGGAATCTGGATGGATACTAATCCCCCAGACGTCGACCATTGGATCTACAACATGTTCGAAGAGCAGAAGCCCGACACGTGGGAAGTATTCCACCAACCTAGCGGCGAGAGTGCGGACGCAGAGAATGTCGAAAACCTCCCGGAAGGGTACTACCAGAACATGCAACCAGGTAAGGACCAAGAATGGATAAATGTATACGTACACGGCAGATACGGTTTCGTGCAAGACGGCAAGCCAGTTTACCCACAATACCACGACGACATACACTTCTCAACAAAGCCGCTACCGGTCGTAAGCGACACTTTATACGTCGGCTTGGACTTCGGGCTTACTCCAGCAGCCGTTATCCTCCAGCGTACTGTGTCTGGCCAGTGGCAAGCAATCGACGAGTTAGTAACGGAAGATATGGCGGCGCTACAGTTTGGACCCGAGCTACAACGAATACTAAATACAGGCATCTACCGGGGTTGTACCTTTGAGATCTGGGGTGACCCGGCGGGGACTGAAGGTGCTCAGACCGATAAGCGTACACCATTCGATATACTTCAGGCGATGGGTATTGACGCTCAGCCAGTCGATGATCGATCTAACGACGTAGAGATTAGAAGGAACGCTGTTGTCAGTAACCTCATTACATATACGATGGCTGGTGAACCCGCTTTTATCGTTGGGCCTAAGTGTACCATGCTACGCAAGGGCTTGGCTGGTGGATTCAAATTCAGACGTGTTAACGTTGGCGGCGGTGAGAAGTTCGTAGATAAACCTGATAAGAACAAATACAGCCACGTATGTGAAGCATGTGAATATGGACTCATGGGAGCTGGTGAAGGCCACACATTATTACAGGACCGCGGAAGACATAAACGAAGACAACCTAAAGTGCTTAGATCGCACGGGAGACGAAGATGAAAGGCGAAGATATTAAAAAGCGGTTCGAAGCACTGTGGACACAACGTAAGACAGTCGAACAAACATGGGATCTCATCGAACAGTTTATCATGCCGATACGCGGTGGTAAGTTCTTTGAGAATCAACAGAGTGAGCATGAGATCGACTGGCGACGTGGTCGGCAAGTATTCGACAGTACCGCACAGAACGCCTGCTATACATTAGCATCAAGTATGCACGGTGCACTGACATCACCATCAGTACGGTGGTTTGGTCTACGTGCGCGTACAACAGAGTTGAATGAAAAGACTGAGGTTGTACAGTGGCTCGAGAGGTCTGCTGATGCGATCTTCCATGCTCTACAAGATAGTAACTTCAACCTGGAAGTAAATGAAGGCTATCTCGACCTGGCGGGCTTTGGCACTGCTATCATATTTGAAGAGCCTGTTGCAGACACGACCTGGGAAGGCCTGGACTTCAGCGCGATCCCTGTGCGTGAAGGTTACTTTGAGATGGATCACCGTCGACAGGTACTACGGTTCTATCGCTTGCTGCAATGGACACCAGTACAGATAGTGAGTAAGTTCGGTAAGGACGTACCTGATGACATCAAACAGAAAGCAGAGAATGCACAGGCTGTAGATGAAAAGATTGACATCATCTTCTGCGTGTATCCGCGCGACAATGTAAAAGACAGTACCTGGTCTAAGAAGCTAGCTCCTAAGAAGCGCAAGTATGGTTACAAATACATCATGCGTAAAGACGGTGAGATGATCGGCAAGGAAGGCGGTTACTACGAGATGCCTGCATATGTACCACGCTGGCAGAAAGCTTCTGGTTCACAATGGGGATTCAGCCCGAGCACCATCGCTCTGTCAGATGTCATGACACTGAATGCTCTAGTAGAGTTAATACTACAGGCACTTGAAAAAGTGGTCGACCCTGCAAACCTGACAACAGAGCGTGGTCTGATCTCAGACCTTGATCTGGGGGCAGCAGGCTTGACCGTAGTAAGAAATATAGACGACCTAGTACCTTATGAGTCTAAGGCCAACTTTAACGCATCGACGCTCCTTGTAGAAGATCTGAGAAATCGGATTCGTCAAACATTCCTGGTCGATCAACTTGAGTTGAAAGAATCACCTGCCATGTCTGCCACGGAAGTGAATGCACGAGTTGATCTCATGCAGCGACTATTAGGCCCGGTATTAGGTCGTCTAACTTCTGACTTCCTGGATCCTATGATTGAACGTACGTTCAGGATCCTGTGGAGAAACGGCGTGATCGAATCACCACCTGAAGTGATGGGTAACAGTGAGTTCGACGTCGAGTACACTGGCCCTATGGCACGTGCACAACGTACAGACACTGTGATGGCTATCGAAGGATACCTGAACAGTGTAGCAGCACTCGGTGAGATGTTTCCTAAGATGCAACGACTGGTCGATGAAGAAAAGACTGGCCGTATTCTTGCTGGCTTACGTGGAGCGCCCGTGGCCATCTTAAAGAATGAAGCCGAGTTTGAGCAGTCTGAAAAGGATCTCGAAGCAGCACAAGCCGCCGCAGCTAAGGCGGCACAGAACCAGGCGACTGGTGACGGTATGAAAGCACTGGGTGAAGGCGCATCAGCGGTTGAAAGTGCTGGTGCATCACCTGACGATGTAACAGCAATGCAATAGGAGTTAACATGAGTAGAAAGCCCAGGACCAAAGAGGTTGCCCTCAAAGCCATTAAATCAAAGGCGGCGCAGGTATCTCGATTTATGAACTCACCGATCGGTCGACAGGTGATTCATCTATTGGAGTTAGAATTTCCAGGAGGAGTCGGCAAAGATCCACATCTTACTTATAAGAACCTGGGCAACCGGGAACCTATACAACTACAACGAATTAATGAGAGAGAGGACCAACATGAAGAAATACAACCTAAGACTTAAGTACGGTACATTTGCTAAAGACGGCGATGAAGATGTCTGGCGCGAAGGCCTAGACGAAACCCTGTCAGCTGATAAAGGCTTGGCAGATTTTAAAGACCTTAACGGTCTAGCGAAAGCATACCTGGATACTAAATCAGATCTTGGCAGATCAATACGCTTACCAGGCGCAGATGCTGATGCAGACACTATAACAGCATTTAACTTGTCACTGACTGAGAAGGTACCTGGCTTAACAGCGATGCCTGATATGGACAATGCAGAATCCATGACAGCGTTTATGAAACGTATTGGCATGCCTGAAGAAGCATCAGGTTATGAGGCTGGTGATATACCAGAAACTCTGAAGGAGTCTATGTCCGCATTCCAGGCAGCAGCACTTGGAAGTAACTTGACCAAGACGCAGTTTAAAGAACTGTCTCAATTCTTGGTTAAAGAGAATTCAGACTCTGATGCAGCAAACATCACACGTAACCAGGGCGAGCAGGATAAGCTTAAGCTTGACTGGGGCGATGCACTTGGTAACAAGTCACACGCTATCCTAGAACTCATGAAGCAGACTGGTGCACCTGAAGGCTTGATCGAAAAGATCACTGGCCATAAGATGGACATGGCTTCTATGAAGTGGTTCGATGGTCTCGTGACTGCTATGTCAGGTGATGGTGCTCAGATGAACTTCCAGGGTAGTCAGCATGAGAATGGTCGCGTTACGCCTGCAGAGGCTAAAGCGCAGATCGATGAGATCATGGCTCGTAAGGAATACTGGGATGCAGGATCACCACAACAGAAAGGTTTGGTTGAAAAGGTCGTCGAGCTTGGTAAGATGGCAACCGCAGCATAATCAACAGTTTAACAGCTGTTTACATCGCGCCACGGAAGGCGCATAATATGTATTGAATGAACGGATGGCGGGATTACTGTATTACGATATGGCCCTGTACTGATGTTCTCGTTAGCCGCGTTAGGCTAGTCAATAAAGGGCCTCACAGTTGAGCTGTTGAGATTACTCCAGACGCAGAACTTACTTTTAACTTTTGCCAACAGGAGATTCTCTCATGGCTAGTACAATTGATGCTGTCTATATCAGCACCTTCGAAAACATCTTGCGCCATCTGGCACAGCAAGCCGAAACAAAACTACGTGCACACGTCATCGAACGCGGTGTACAATCCAAGGACCATGCGTGGGAGCGTTTAGGTTCTACTGATGCGTCGCTTAAGGGTGGCCGTCTGGTTCCAACTCCAGTAGCTGATACCGAGTGGTCTCGCCGCTTGTCTGTCGCTAAGACATACCACAACGCTGATAGTACTGAAGACGAAGACATCGTAAAAATGCTCATCGATCCTAACAGCAACCTGGCTCAATCTCTGGGTTACTCCATGAAGCGTGCTTGGGATGACGAGATCATCTCTGCTGCCACTGGCGACGCACTTGATGGTGACGGTTCTACATTGGTCCCATTACCTGCGGCTCAAATCGTAGGCGACTACACTACTGGTATCACATTCGATGCTGTGACTGAGGTCCAAGAGATCTTCATGAACAACGACATCGACCCTGATGTACCTAAGGTCTTCGTCGTCGGTCCTAAACAGGTTCGTAAGTTAATGCAGTTGACTGAGAACACTTCAGCCGACTATGTACAAGCGCAAGCTTTACAGCGTTACGGCATCGTTCCTAACTGGATGGGCTTCACCTGGATCTACTCAACTCGTTTGAACATCCCACTGGCAGATCAGATCGATTGCTTTGCGATGACCAAACGTGCTATGGGCTTCCAGATGAATCGCGAGATGAAAGTCCGCATCGCTGAAGATCCAAGCGTGTCATTTGCATGGCGCATCTATGTCGAGTCAACCTTCGGATCAGTCCGTGTGGAAGATGAGCACCTGGTGCACTGCAAGTTCGCAGACGTAGTATAATCACCACGGCCAAGGATGGCCATCATTGAGGAGCCTATTATGGGAACTCTATTTTCAATAAAGGTTGGTGAGTCTTACTTAGGTGGAGTGGCACGGTTGCCGGCCCACGTACCAACAGATCCCACCATTGCTGGCACATATGGCCTGTTCATCGGTGACGACATCGTTAATGACCCGACTTGTACGCATCTAGTAGCAGTTGCTATCGAGCAAGCCTTGGTTGCTATGAAGGAAGCGTTGACTAACGAGGGCGGCCAAGCCATCGAAGATCGCTACAACATCCGTGACCCAATAGATCCGTACAAGCAGGTTGGCCAGCTCTTAGCTGTGGCAACTGAAGCGCACGTGTGGGTTGGCTTCGAAGGCACATTGCTTGAGAGCTCTAAGTCACATCTTTTAAATGCAGCGTTTGAACAGCTGCTCAACTCTTACCGGCACTATATCGGTGTTGGTTAACTACAGGACTATCTATGAAACAAATCACACGTACGCGTATGACCCAGATCGTGACTAGAGTAAAAGCTGGTGATGATCTAGAAGAAATAGCAGCTAAATATGGTATACCAGTAGAACGCGTTTGCGGGCTAGCTGGTATCGAAGTTGAGGTTGCAAAACCTAAAGCTGAAAAGCCTAAAGCTGTTAAGCCTAAAGCTGTTAAGCCTAAAGCTGAACCAACCGATGGTGGCGGTAGTTCCGCTGCTGATGACTTTAAATAGAGGATAGCAACATGACTACTGAAGTCTCAATCTGCAACCAGGCTATATCATGGCTTGGTGGAAATCGCATCATCTCACTTGATGATGGTACTGTAGAAGCAAACCTATGCAAAGACAACTATGCGCATTTACGCGATGTTGTACTGGAAGCTAAGGCCTGGACATTCGCTGTTAAGCGGATTAAGTTTGCGAGACTGTCAGAAGATCCTCTTTATGGATTTGTCGCTGCCTTCGCTATTCCTCCTGATATATTGACTGTGCTCCAGGTTTCTGGAGCTAACGTCAACGCGGCTGGCACTGGTCCTGGCCCAGCTCGCAAGTCATTAGGTAACGGCGAAGAACAGCGCATTATATGGCAACGTGAAGGCGAGACTATCACATGCGACCAAGAACAGATATACGGTCGGTGTATACAACGCATAACGGATCCCTCTAAATTCAGTCCTGGGTTTGTCCAGGCATTGGCAGCACGTATCGCACGTGAGATATGTTTGCCACTAACACATTCCAAAACCCTTGAAGATAAGATGGTACTTAAGTATGATGACTCCTTGTCAGATGCTGGTACTTTTGACGGTCTTCAAGGCAGATCTAATAAGGTTCGTTCTGATGCACTGACACGGGTACGCTAATGAAACTACATCTTATACAGAATTCTTTTGAGTTGGGCGAACTATCTCCTCTTATGTTGGGACGTAGTGATACTGGTCCATACCAAAAAGGGCTGGCTTACTGTGAGAACATGTTCGTAGACTCTCGTGGTCCAATTAAGTCCAGGGCTGGTACACGTCATGGTTACAGCTTCGATGCACAATGCGCCAGGCTCGAGACATTCCAGGTTGATCCCAATGTTTACTTCAATATTGTCTTCACAGATTTCCAAGCCACTATAACATCATTGACTGGTGGTGTGCCAGCTGAGGACTTGATCCTAAATCCTTTCTTCGCTAATAACGGTCTTGGCTGGGATCAAGTAGAGGTTGGTGGTGGTTCAGCGGTTGCTTTTGAAACAGGCCTAGCTACCATGATCGCTGGTAACGGAGGTGGAAGCTTCGCAGGTATCCGTGAGGAGGTAGCACTTGCTGAAGGTACTATCGAGCATACTGTAGTGGTCACAACATTCGGTACTGATGAGTATACTATTAAGATAGGCAGTGCTGCTGGCCTTGATGACTACTTCTCTGATGTGTCATCGTTAGGTAGATTTGAAGCAGTCTTCACGCCAGGCGTAGCAGGTCCAATACCAGTCTTCATCGAGATAGCTGCCCAACAAAGCAATACAGTGTTTTGTACAGCAGTACACTTATTCGATGCTACTAAAGGTGAAGTAGGTTTTGCCACCCCTTGGCCGTGTGATGCCTTACGAGACATCTACTTTGTAGACGCTCCAGGTGGACATACCATATATGCACTACATCGAGAGTATCAACCTCAGAAAATCACGTATGATATAGATACCCATACTTTTCAGATCATACCCGTTACGTTTGCGGATCCTGTAGGACCTCCAATACACACTGCACCACCTGAGTGGGGCGCAGGCAACTGGCCTGGCGTTGGCGCTATCTTCCAGGGTCGATTATGGTTGATGTCAACTATTAAAGAGAATGAGTGGATGTGGGGCTCACGTTCTGGTGAGTATGAGCAGTTCTTTGTTACCGATATAGATAACATCGTTGCCAATGATGCTATCATGGCGGTTCCTATGGAGCACTATGGTATCATACAATGGGCGATAGGTACTAAGAATTTGGTTATAGGTACTATTAACGGCGAGTACATTATCACAGGTTCAGACGGCCTCATACGCCCTACTGATATGCAGATACAGCGGCAGTCTGCATATGGTTCTGCACATGTACAACCGCGTCAGGTTAACGATCAGATCTTGTATGTGTCTGGTGATCGCAGGAAGATCAGAGCGATGCACTATGCTGACTCAGCTAACAACTGGATCTCGAATGATCTATTGTTTTTATCTGAGCACTTGTCTGAGCCTAACATTATTGATATTGGTTGGGCACAAAATCCAGACAACTTACTGTGGGCTACGTTAGCGAATGGTAATATGTTGAGTTGTACATATGAACGTAACAATGAGATCATTGGCTGGGCACATCATACTACTCAAGGTAAATTTATTGACTTGGCTATCGGCGAGATAGCAGGCCTGTCAACAGTCAATGTTTTAACACAGCGAGTACCTGGTGCGTTTGAATATGAACTTATGCCACCTAAACACTTGAGTATACCGTTGGATGCGTCTGTACGTAAGAATGATGATATACCATTTACAGTAGTTGAGGGCTTAGAACATCTTGAAGGCATGACCGTCCAGGTCATTGCTAATGATGCTATGCACCCTGACCTAGTAGTTACTGGGGGCCAGGTAACACTTAACAAACCGTATACGGATGTGTATGTTGGTTTAGGATTTACGGCACGAGCAATTACATTACCGATTGATCAAGGCTCACGAACTGGATCTGGAGCATCTCATAAGAAGCGATGGAATCGTATTTTTGTACGGGTGCTTGATTCGGCTAAGCCTCTTATTAATGGACAGAGAGCACCAACCAGGAACCCAGTAACGCCGATGGATACACCTGAGTTACCTCGTACAGAAGATATAGATGTGGGTAACCTGGGTTGGAGTGAAGCGGCTATCGTAACCATAGAACAAGACTTACCACTTACATTAACGCTTATAGCAATGTTTGGTTCATTAGCTCAAGAGGATTTATAATGCCACTTTTAAAACCACAGGTCACTGCTTCAGATATTGAACAGAAAGCAAACTTGCGTTCGTCATATCAAAGTTATAACGGCTACCGAGGTGATATGGAACAATCACGCCAGGCAGCTACTAATGAGTTTGAGAGTCGTATAACAGCTAGCAAAGCTACTATGACATCTAAGGGGATTAAGTCTGGTGGAAACGACTGGAATAATACGCTAGCTGCAGTACAGGCAAAACGCGATACAGATATGAAGGCTATTGATGATGACTTCGAGAAGTATAAAGGAGGCTCAGAATATCGAGCACTTCTTGATGACTACGAAAGCAAGATAGGTACCGACTTGGACAAAGCTAGATCATACAACCAGAACTTAGTACAGATGGAAATGCAAGGCTCTGCCTTAACGCCAACGTTTGATGAGTATGTAGACTCTCAGTTTGGTGACGAACAACAACAAGCGTCTGTCAAGAAAACTATGTCTATGCGCAGACAAAATGAAACGAGGACTACAAAATGAGCATGGCTATATTCGGTGCAATTACCGCAGGTCTAAAAGGCTTAGGTAGTTTAAAGAACTGGCGTGACAGCAAAGGCGCCGCGGCAGAGACTGCCGCTCTTGCAAAGAAGAATGCACAGTTACAACGAGCGGAGAATGCTGAGATAGAGCGTAGGCAAGGTCGCTCTGATAAACAGTATAAAGGTGAAGCCACTGCTCGTAGGTACGCTAGCGGGTACAGCAGTACTAACGTTGGTGGATCTGGTGATACATACCTGGCAGCTGTCGACGTCGAGCAAGCTGCACAGATGGAATGGCTTAAGGAGTCTGGCGAGTCCAAGGCTAAGCTGATCGAAGAGCAAGGCCAGATTCAAGCGGGTAATATACGCCGTGAAGGACAAGGCCAGTTATTTTCTGCATTTGGAAGTTTTGCACAAGCCGGATTTTATGCAAGTGAAGGCGGCATGTTCAGAGGCGATACTCCAGCACCTAATGTAACTAATCCGTCGTATGGTACTGGTAACAAACGACTCACAGTGCCTGCGGGCTCAACACACGACTCTTGGAGCATAGGATGAAATTACCACCAATGAATGACCAGCCGGTGCAAAGCACCGCGATGCTGAGTTTATCTGCGCCTGCATCAGTATTACAATCGAAGCAAGTTCGTATGGCTGGCTTACAAGAATCACTTGGCAAAGCTGGCGAGATAGGTATGACCATCTATAAACAAGATGGCGCTGCCGAGCACAGCAAGATGGCTGCTGAGTATACTGACCGCATGAACGCAGCACGCGATGAGATCGAGAAGGAACCGTATCGCATGGACGACAACGGTAACCTGGTATCACGACATACTGAGATACAGGAAGAGCTCAAGAACGTACAGTCAGTGACTCGTAGTGATATATTAACACGCACTGAAAACAATCTTGCATATCGTCAACTTGAAAAGGACATCACAGGTGCTGAGGTCATGTACAACGAAGCCATGCGCGGTACAGTTGGTAAGTGGGCTGCATTGAATGCTCAACGCAATCTTGATGAATCATTCAGAGTTAACATTGCTAGTGGTCGATTTGACCTGGCTGAGATGGACATCAATAAGGGTGCACAGACCAAAGCATGGAACGGTACAGAGATCGCCAAGCGTAAGGCTACTGTTGTTGCGCACAAGCAGTTTACTGTTGGTAAAAGCACCATTGTTAACATGGCGCCTCCTAAGACACTGCAAGATGTCTCAGACCTGCACACGAAGTTTGACAAAGATAAACAATACCTAAGACTGGAACCTGCACAACGTACAGCGTTGCATAACCAGCTTGATGAAAAGATTCAAGGCGCTATCGCTGAGACGATTCAGTATAAAATGATCTATGACACTGACGAAGAGGCGTGGGACTTAATACAAGCATATGCAGCTCGTCCATGGATTGATAGTGGCTTTAGCTCCGAAGACAATTACACGTCAGCGATAGCACATGCTATAACTGTATTCAATCAACGTAAGGAAAAAGATAAAGCTACAACCGGTGAGATAGCAGCTGAAAATTGCTATGCCCAAATCAATGGTGGTGGCTGGGGCGATCACAAGAACACATGCCACAAGAAAGCTGCTGATCGAATCATTGCCGAACGCACAGGACCTACTGAAGCCAACCCTGAGGGTATGAAAGAAGGGTCTAATGAATGGATTCGTGAGAATGGCAAACTAGCTCGTCAGATCGGTTGGGTACCTCCATCTACAGAAAGCTGGATACGTGGTAACCTAGATTTCATATCAGCAGATTCTGACGACGGTAGTGTACTTAATGCAGCTAAGATGATGGTATACCTTGATCGTCATATCGGTCGTACTAAAGATAAGTTTGACCAGGCTATGATTGACAAGGCTTATGTTATTAATGAAACTGGCGGCGGGGCAATTGAAGGCTTTAAGAACTTACGTGAGGGAGAAGAAGCTGTACCTATTACGGTGCGTAACCAGCGCGATTCTGTATTTGCTGGTGAGTATGACAAAGGTAGCAGTGACGCTCTTAAGGGTTTCGTTAAAGATGATTTGACCTGGACACAGTTCGGAACACCTGATTTTACATCACAACAGGTTGAGAGTTATAACCAGTTACGTAAGTCTGCTTATCGTCGCACAGGTAATATTGCTGCGGCGGACTCGCTCGCTTACCAGGACTTTAAACGGAAGTACACCATAACAGATCGGGGTGCTGGCCGCTCACTTGAGTACATGCAGCCTGAGAGTGTAGTGAATGATGGTCCAACTCCTGAAATAACCAGTGAGTACATGACTGAAGAATATCATATAATGGCTGAAGAGCTTGGTGTGGATCCTGACGATTATAAGTTACTCTATAAACTAAGTGACTCAGCAGAACATGAATGGTTGATGATAGATGAAGACGGCCTCATCCTTAATGGACCGAATGGATTTCCAGCATACTTTAAACCGTCATATAAAAAGAGTAAGGTCAAAGCCCGTACGGACTTACAATCTGAGATGACAGAGATCGAAGCTAAGTTAGATGTGGAACGTGAGCAACAAGCACACGCCGCACGCTACGCTGAGTCAGGTACTGGTAAATCTCTTGGAGATGCGATGGAAGAAGATCTACGGACGTCTGCTCAGCAAGCAGTTAGCTGGGGTGTTGATTTCTTCGAAGCAGTACTTGGTGATCCTAGCACATTGGCTGAACGGCAGAAAGCTGCTCAAGAATTATCACAAGCGCCGAACAAAGCACGTAAAGAACGTATACGTAAGTACGAGGCTAGTAAGCTGCTTCCGAAGGGCGCAGGACCTAAGACCAAAGCAATGGTCAAACGTCGTATGGACATACAACAACAGTTAGAGGACTTACAGTAATGAGCATGTGGGAAGAGAGAGACCCAGCTACTGAGATGGGCTCTAAGACAATGCGGATAGAAGAATCCACTCCAGATCAAACAGGGTTCGGCACAGCTGTAGCTACGTCTATGGCTATGGAGAATCCTACGACTGGCTTCATCATGAACAGCCAGTCATATCCTGGTGGTCTTACGGACGAAGAAGACCGGGCATATTCTGCAGGCGAGTTTAATCCTGTTGAGGCTCTAAAAGATACTGAATGGGATCACCCAGTTTATCTTGAAAAGATTGCTGAAGCCAAGTCACAACGTGAAGTTGACTGGATGACTGGTATCTTCTCTCGTCAGTTACGGGAAGAAGAGATATTGTCTAACGCTTCAACCCCTACGTTGATCGGGGCGAGTATGATCGGTGGCTTACTAGAACCCATGTACGCACCAGCATTTGCAGTACCAGTAGTGAACGGATCTATCCTGGCCAAAGCTGGACTGACAGCAGGTGTCGAAGCTGGTCTTGTCACAGGATCTGAATTGATCTTACACGAACAGCAACCTAAGCGTACGCTGAACGAGTCATTGTTTAACATAGGTGGTACAGCATTCCTAGCAGGCTTACTTGGCGCGGCGACATTCAAGCTTGGTAATACTGAGCGGGTTAAATTAGCAGAAGACCTCGATGTAGATGTCAAGGGTGAAGGCTGGATGGCTGGTGATTATCACATGGCAGCGGGTTCATCAGCTTCTAACATAAATCATAACGTGACTGAAGAGTTCATGAACGAACTTGGCATTAAAGTAGCTAAGGGCGAACTCACACAACACCAAGCTGCTAAGCTGGTACGTGATGAAGAGTTAAAGAATACGTCATTGAAGTACGGCAAACCTCTTAAAATATTAGGAGGGCGATCTATCATGTCTATCTTCGGACATGCTTCACCACAAATTCGAGTAGCTACATCCAGTAGTGTGAAAGCGAGAGACGCTGTTGAAAACCTGGTTGAAGATAGTTTGATACGCCAGAAGAACGAGTATGGACTTACTTCAGAAGCATCAGCTGAGACACTTGCCAAAGCTCGTGAGATGTCTGGCACATACGAAGTGATCGATATTACTAAACAAGCTTTTGCGGCATATCGTAAGAATGGTGGTACTATGAAGGAGCAGGAATTCCTGGATGCTATCGGCGATGCAATCATTGATGGTGATGTTCATAAGGTACCTGAAGTTGCACAGGCCGCAGTCACAGTACGCAGTAAAGTTATATCACCTCTTGAAAAGGAGCTCGCAGACGTCCAAGCTGCTGGTTCTGATAAGAGTGGTAAACTGATCAACGTTGATAAAGAAGGCAATATCACTGTCGCACATGGTGATAAGAAATCAGTGCATCGAGTATATGACCTCGATAAGATCATGCACGATAGTCGCCGCATGACTATGGAGATGGTAGAGCACATCAGAAACAATATACCGAATGAACTAAAAGACTTCGTCAGGGGTTTGGATGTAGGCGACTTCGATGACACCATATACGATGCAGTGCACAGGTACATCAAGTCAGTGCAAGCGTCACCTACTGGTTATCACGCTAGACATGGTGTAACGCTCAGAGTAGAAGGTCAAAAGTATAATGTTGATATACCTTCTGCAGTGATACGTGACTGGCTTATCAAAGATCCAACAGCTTCACTAGGTGCATACTTGAAAGCTAAAGTACCTCAGTTAGAGATCGCTCGAAAGTTTGATGGTGATATACATATGACAGACGCTCTTACTGAGATTGATAGAGAGTACGGCGCTATGCTCGAAGCCAAGATGAAACCATATGTAGATGCGTATGGTGTTGAAGTTGAGATGAAAGACTATTCTCCTAAAGATCAAAAGGCTATTAAAAAGTTTACTAAAGAACTCAATGATGAGAATACTCGAGTGCGTCTGGACTTGGAAGCTATGCGGGATATGATGCTTCACAAGTACGCCGAGCCAACGGATCCTGCGTCGATGTGGCACAGAGCTGGTAAACGCGCACGTGAGCTTAACTACATGACATCACTTGGTGCGATGATGCTTGCATCAATACCAGATATAGGAAGTGCGATCGTTCGTGTTGGCCTAGGTAACATGGCTGCAGCAACTAGGAAGTTGGCTCAATCTCCTGAAATCCGAGCGATGAGCAAATCTGATTTGAACGCAGCTGGCGTTGCACTTGATGCGACATTGCACACACGCCAGAACGCCCTTGGTATGTTGAACGAGTCATATTCAGGTCAAGGCAAAGTTGATAAGCTAATGAAATCTGGCCAGGTTAACTTTACTAAGGCTACTGGTATGCCATACTGGAACAGTTTCCTTAAGTCCTGGGCTGGTACTGGCGTGATGCACCGTATTGGTAAGCTGGTACATAAACAGAATTTGTCAATGCGTGACAAGCAGTACATCGCTTCATTACGTATACCAGAAGATGACTGGACTAAGATCGTAGCTAACTGGAAGCGAACAGGTTCTGACGAGCAAGGTTTACATTCTCCGAATATGCACGATGAGTTTGGTACATCTGCATGGGACGTACGCAGTGAGAGACTACTGTCAGCAGCTGTACTTAAGGAAGCTGACTCAGCGATCGTAACTCCTGGCGTGGGTGACATCCCATTGTTTGCTCGCACAGGTCCTGGTAAATTGATATTCCAGTTCAAGACGTTTATGATGACAGCACATAACAAGTTGTTTTTACCAGGTATACAGAAAGCTGGTTATGACCCCAATGTGGCATTCGGAGCTACCATGATGGTTGGCCTCGGCGTGCTGTCATACACTCTTAAGGAGTTAGCTGCTGGTCGTGAAATATCAGACGACTGGGAAACTCTGGTTCGAGAAGGTGTAGACAAGTCAGGCGTGTTTGCTTTACCTATGTATGCTAACAACATCACAGAGAAGTTAACTCAGGGACAAGTAAGTTTGCTACCGTTGCCTGAAGGCCCGCCGATTACACAGTACCAATCACGTAGTGTGCTTGGTGACCTGATGGGACCATCATGGGGAACAGCAAACGATGCTAGACAATCGATAGCGGGGATAGTGGACGCTATATCAACAGGAGAACTAAGTCCGTCAACAGTGAAGGCTACGAGAAGGCTGACGCCTTATCAAAACCATTTCATACTTAGACGGTCCCTATTTGACACCGCACAAGATGCAATTAACGAGGAATTATAATGACTGTAACAACTGAAACCAACACGGTAGTCTATAGTGGTGATGATGCCACACTAGTATTCCCGTACCCATTCCGCATTCTAGATGCTCTTCATCTAGGTGTGTTTATTAGCCTAATACCTATCGCACCAGATGATGTTACGTTTCCATATACGATCAGTGGAGTAGACGACCCAGATGGTGGTGTCGTAACTTTCACTCTTAACCCACCTCCGACAGGTGTTGCTAACCTCACGCTTAGTCGTAACGTACCTGCAACTCAGGAAATCGATTATACGCCATATGATGACTTCCCTGCAGACACACACGAGCGTGGGCTGGACAAGTTAACCATGCTTGTTCAGCAAGCAATCTCGCTAGCGGGCGAAGGTACCATACACATACCCGCTAACGAAATACCTTTAGGGCTTAATCTAGAAGTGCCTCCTATAGCTTTTCGTAAGGAGCAAGTACTGGCCTTCGACGTATTCGGTAATGTGACGGTGGTTGCTGGTCCAGGCGGTGTATCAGGTACAGTCGTAGACGTACAACCTGGTGTAAACGGTTTCCTAGATGCCAGAGAGTTGCTCTTAGTTGACAACGCCACATTTGGTGCACGTCTACCTTTGATAGGTATTCCTGGAATCAACGCGCCTGGTCGCCTCATGCAACTTAACCCGGCTGGTGTAGTGTCTCCTGAATTCCCTGGAGGTATACCTCTTAGCATACTGGAGAATACTCCAGCATTGCTATTTGCTGTTCTGTCTGACGACGGTACGTTTGGCTTGCCATACGATCCAGACTACATAACTGATGATCTGATTAAGTTCACTCGTCAAGCTGGTGTAGATGTTCCGTTTGCTGAAGTCATGCAAGTACAGAACATCAACGGCATCAAGCGACTGGTTGCTACCGATGCCAATGGGCAGATACCTGCTGAGTTACTTTCATTCCAGGGCCTACGTAATCTAGGTAGCTGGCGCGGTGATAACCTATGTCCTAAGTTCTTTGATGGCTTAGATCCAGGCGGTGATCCATGTGCACCACCAGATTATCGCAATCCAAGTGACGTACTGCCAGGTACTGTATTCGAGACAGGTGACTTCTTCGCAGTAACTATAACATCTGGTGAAGAGCTTTCTGATAATCGTATCAGCTTGTATAGCGAGACTGCTCCAGGAGTCATAACGCTATCTGATGTAGCAGTAAGCTCTAATGATGGCATACAGTATATAGATGTCATCGCTACCATACCCACTATACCGGTTGGCTGGTATCACATGCCTGACCGCTTTGATATGTCTACTGCCGTACTTACTTCACTGGACGAAGGCCCACTTGACTATATAGGTGAGGCTCCATTACCGCCACTAGCTGCGTCTAATCTTCAAGCTGCATGGGAATGGCTGAACAACTATCTGAAGGACTTCAGTGCAGCGTTTGTTTCCTTCCCAGTTAGTGCCTACAATTACATAGGGCCTGCTACTGATAACGTTGAGGATGCTATCACGGATTTAGATACGGCTGTGAAAACTGCGATGGATGCTATGATGGGTAATATATTCCCAGTAGGTTCTTATCGCATTGGCCCGAATCCGAATAGCTCTCTACCAGGAACTTGGGAACAAGTACCTGAGGGAACATTCCTGATGTCTACCATAAGCGGTGCTGAACCTAGTGGTGGCTCGAATGCTGTTACTATATCAGAAGCACAGTTGCCATCACATACGCATACTATGGATCACGGCCATCCTTCAACTGACTCGGGACTGCAAAGTGCTAATCACGTTCATGACGGTAGTGCTTTAAACTTTGATGGTAACGACTTACCAGCGCATGACCACGATGCAGTAGTTCTTCCTTGGATAGCTAGTGGCATTCTGAGCACAGGCGGCACACATGCTTTATCAGGTAATAATGCTTCGACTCCTATTACAATGCCTAAAACCAGTTTGGTTTCAGCAGGTGCTCCTAGTGGAGACATAACAGGTAACACAGGTGTTGGTAGTGCAGATCATACGCATGCTATATCTGTGGGATCGTTTGCTGTAGTTACCGCTGCGAAAGGAGATGGCAATTCGATAGAAAATAGACCTACTTTTGTAGGCGTAGAAATCTGGACGAGGACAGTATAATGCCACATGTAAACGACGACAAACTATGCGCTCTATTACAGTTAACAGGTGAAACAACTGGGGCCATAGATGGTTTAGAAAACCGATGGTTAGCATCGGAAGTAGGAGTTGAGGGCTCTAACGCTGATCTATGGGAGTTGTATCTAGACCTTAATGGCGTACCGCCTGGTGCGTTAAGTGATCGATACGCTATCTGGATGGTATCGCTAGGGCTTACAGCTGGCACACTTGATGGTCTGTGGCACGAGCTTTGGCACGAGCTATGTGGGAGCGGCACACCACCACCCCCCGCGTTGCCTAGTGCTATCATTGACTTCGTAGCTAGTGACGACCAGCATGGTCAGATAACTATGACCTGGACGCACGCTACCGGTAATCCTGTTCCTCAACATAACTTATTCAGTGGGGTCAATCCTATAATCGAAAACATAACGTCTCCATACGTACATGTTGTCGGAGAGGGTACAGCGTTATTACATGTTAAGGCTGTTAACTCACAGGGATCTGTGGATAGTAATGAAGATCAAGGCACATCACTACCGGCCATATCAGGTTTTGGACCTGGTTTTGGACCTGGATACGACTAGGAGAATATAATGTCACACTTGCAAGATCAGATAGACGTACTATTGCCAGACAATGTTAATGGTGAAGTATCCGTAGCTGATACTAGAAACAGCTTTGTCATTGTAACCGATGACTTACACACTAAAGATGATCTGTTGGCAGGTCTACGGTCTGACGTAGATGCAAAAGAGGCCGCGCTAGGTAACCCTACTATAGACGGTCAAGTCTTATCATCTACGATACTCGGTGTTAGAACGTGGACTAATCTTCTTGCTGGTCCACAAGGTGAGAAAGGTGATACAGGTGAGCAAGGTATTCCAGGAGTTGATGGTGCGGATTCTGTGGTGCCTGGGCCTGCTGGTGATACTGGACCTCAGGGCGATCCAGGAGACCAAGGTATTCCTGGAAACGATGGTGCTGATTCTGTAGTGCCTGGACCTCAGGGTGAGCAAGGTGACCAAGGTGACCAAGGTGACCAAGGCCCAGCTGGTACAGGTATTAACGTACTTGGCATAGAATCTTCTGCCGTTGTTATCACGCTTACGGCTTTGGCGATAGGTGATTCATATGTATCTAATGATGTTGGCTTAGACTCACAGGGTTCTCCTGTAGCAATAGATGATGTCATGAGAGCGCTCGATATATTGGTGCCTTCTACGTGGGTTACCATCGGTCCACTTCAAGGTCCACAGGGAATCCAAGGAGAACAAGGTGACCCAGGTATCCAAGGCGAACAAGGTATACAAGGTGAGATTGGACCAATAGGTTTAACAGGTGCTGACTCTACTGTTCCTGGACCTCAAGGTGAGATTGGACCAACGGGCGCAGATTCAACAGTGCCTGGGCCAGCAGGTAACGACGGTGCGGATTCAACAGTCCCAGGGCCAGATGGTCCTCAAGGCGTACCTGGTAACGACGGAGCAGATAGTGTTGTTCCCGGACCGGATGGCCCACAAGGTATTCAAGGAGAAGATGGCCCACAAGGTATTCCAGGGGTTGATGGGAATGATGGTGCCAAAGGTGATACTGGATTAACAGGTCCTCAAGGTGAAGCTGGACCAGGTACTAATCTACTTGGTACTGATACGTCTGCTAACATCATACTAAAGAATGCTCTGGTTATCGGAGATGCGTATACTTCAACCGATAGTGGAGTAGATTCTGAAGGTACGCCTACAGTGCCCAATGACGTGTTGCGTGCTATAGATATATTGACTCCGTCTACTTGGGTTAATGTCGGAAACATCCAAGGACCAAAAGGTGACCAAGGTATCCAAGGGGAAGATGGCATACAAGGAACTCCTGGATTAGATGGTGCGGATTCAACAGTCCCCGGTCCTGAAGGCCCACAAGGTGAACCCGGAACTCCTGCGGATAATGCAGCTCTTCTTGAACTGATGTTCCCTATAGGCAGCATACGCTTCGGGTCAGATCCAACAGGTGCTATTCCTGGTACGTGGGCGCAAATACCTGAAGGCACGTTTATCATGTCTACGGTTGGTGGAGCTGATTGAAGTTGGGGTAGTAATAGCCTAACCATATCGGAAG